CAGCTAGAAACAAATTCAAATTTATTCAAAAAACAAAACAAATTCAAGAGCATCGTGGTGATAAGGTTGATGATGGTATTGTTAGAATTGAGTTTGCATTTGAAAAACCTCAACCTGAACCTTGGATTACTAAAACAATTACAGAAGTGAAGACAAAATTTAAAGATTCGCCTGATTTTACTTATTATGGTTCTAATGCTGATTGGAGATTTTCAGATAAAGGTTCCAGTCGTGGCGGGGATGATTTAGTTGCATCTGCATCTGGACCAATCCAATCTTATAACTGTGATGTTGAAAGTCTTGGAGTAACTCCTCAACAAGATGAAGGAATTACTGTTAAAGGAACTGAAATTCAACAAGATTTTCAATATGCTTCAATGGGGGAATTAGAAGCTGCAAAGGTTATAGTTATTAAACTTTGTGGACTAACACAACAAGGTGCAGATGTAAGTCAAGCAGTAACTACTAGAGAAAAACTTGATTGTTCTATTTGTGGAACTAAGTCTGTATCATCAGCTAAGTATTGTTCTAGTTGTGGAGCTTTTTTGGAGTAAATAATTAAACGTGCCCATGGCGGGTAGGGATGCAGTTAGAAAAGGTAGTCAAAATATAAAAGCGCTGCTTTGCTGCATCCCATATTTTTTTCGTTTTTAAGTTTCTAATCTTAAAAGGTTTTTAGAACAAATTACAAATTTTATCCGCTATTGCCATTAATATATCAAAGGGAAAAACTATTATGGAAAAAGACATAAAAACAACTGAGGTTGAAATCCATGATCACTATGGAGATGAATGCTTAGGAGACTCTATCAATAGAGATATGAGTTCCGAAAGAAGACCAATTGGTGAAGTTCATGTTTTTGAAATAGATGATAAGGGAAAGAAACAACTTGTAAGAAAAAATAACTTGGTTGTTTATAATGGAAGAGAAGCACTTGCTCAAATGTTAATTGGAAAAAATAATTCATCAAGTTTAAATGCTCCGGATTCAAAAGATCATTTTCTTAGCTGGTTTGGTTTGGGCGATGGCGGAGTCCTATCAGCTGATCCATTAGATCCTATTCCACCAACATTGACCAACACTGGTTTAAATAGCGAAGTTATGATAAGCGCTACTGATTCATCTAATGCTGATTATCATTTATTATCAGAAAGCGGTTATTCAAAAACAGGATATTATAAACATCCATTTGATCAGGTTGAGTTTGAAAGGGATCCATTAAATGATGATAAATGGTTAGTAATAAAAGTTACAGTTACTATTGGAGTTGATGATGCAAATGGTGAGCAAATAAGTGAAGCTGGTTTATTCACTGCTGTTTCAGATTCTGCAGGTTGGTCGGGTGACTTTTTCTTATTTGCAAGAGTTACTTTTTCATCAATTGTAAAGACTTCTGATAGAAGACTAGTCTTTGTTTGGTACCTTTATGTTTAAAGGAAATTTGAAAAAAGGGAGTTTTTAATTTAGACCTGGAGAGAAAGGATAATGTAAACTAGAGCTATAAAAATCTATTAATGTGGAGGTTATGAAAAATGGCTAATGTTTCTCCGGGTGTATACACCAAGATTATCGATCTCTCTACTTTTGTTCAAGCTGTTCCGTCAACCATTGGTTTTCTGTGTGGTTTTACTCATAAAGGTAGAGACAATGAATTGCTCTTTTTAGGTTCAAGAGCAGAACTAATTTCAGAATTTGGCGAACCAAATATTGTTGATTTCGGAAAAAGTTACGGACAAGGACCATATGTAGCATATAATTTTTTAGGTGAATCTGGTGCATTATTTTGGATTCGCTTATTACCGGATGATGCTCAATATGCTAACTTTAGAATTGACAATCAATTGGTTGGTGATGGTACGTCAGTAACTTCAATTACATATGTTGATTCTTTAAATACAAAAGCTGAGATTACAACAAATCTTGAAGTTGATGGTTCAAAAAATCCAATTGCATTTCTAAGACCAATAGGGAGGGGGGATTACTACAATTCTTTAGGAATACGACTTACACAACACTCGAATCCAACTCTTGACGGGGTATATGTTTTAGATGTATATGAGAAGCAGGCAGATGATGATGATGTTATTATTGAATCATTTGAAGTTTCTTTTGACCCTAACGCTACTGACTCAGCTGGCGAATCAGTTTTTATTGGAACAGTTCTTGAATATTACTCATCTGTTTTAAGAGCAGATATGGAACTTACGAGTGGAGCTTATACAGCAGGTTATGAGGAAGCAGTTAAAACTTTTGATAAAGAAATAGGAACCACAGTTGTTGTAAAAACAGCTGGATCTGCAACAATTACAGATAACAAGCAGGATTTTTCTGAGTGGGAAGGTGCAGGAACTGCAACTTATGTAGTTATTGCAAAAGATGGTAGAGGAAATGAGATCTATGGATGGTTGGGTGGTTCGTCAGGTGTTGATGGTGAGACAGTTGAAGTCTATTCCAGTAATGCTTTAACTACACAATCTTGGGCAACGGATTCAACTTCTACAGATTTTACATCTTTTGATACTGATTCTGCAATCACATATTCAGTTAAGAAATCATACACAAATATTGCTAGTGCATTTAGTTCATCTGAACCAGTTCCTCTAAGAAAAGGTACTGAAGGATCATTGTGGTTAAGTGGAAGTCTTAATACCAATACTTCTGGACCTAATGCAGCATACTCTGCACCGACTCTACTTGAGCAAGGGTATACAGGAATTCTATCAAATCCAAACAATGGAAATTATGTGGATGAGATTCTGGATACTGAAAATATTTACTTCTCAATTGTATTTGATGCTGGTTATCCATCAGATACAAAAACAGCTATTTCCACACTTTGTACAACCAGAAAGGACTGTGTTGGAATCCTTGATAATGGAGACAACGTATCTGTTACAACTGCCCTTTCTACACGCACAAATAGTCATTCATACAATAATTATTATGTTTCATTGTATGAGTCATATAGTAAGGTATCTGATCCATTTACGGGTCAAGATATTTGGTTCTCACCTGTGTATCATATGTCATACTTGTTACCAAGGAATGACAATGTTGCTGAACTTTGGTTTGCAGCAGCTGGATTCACAAGAGGTGCAATAGATAACATTAAGGAGCTTAGATATAATCCACGTCTTGGTCAAAGAGATCAAATGTATCTGAAACAGCTAAATCCAATTGTTCAATTTTCAGCTGGATATGTTGTTTGGGGACAATTGACAGCTCAAGCTAAACCAAGTGCATTGCAGGATGTGAATATTGTAAGACTTGTTCTGTATTGTAAGAGAGCACTTGAGCAATTTTGTAGATTCTTTATCTTTGAACAAAATGATGCTATTACTTGGGGTCAGGTTGGTGGGGCAATAACAGAGTTCCTAGAAGTTATTAAAAACAAACGAGGTCTTGACGCTTATACTGTTGAAGTTGGCGCAACAGATTATGAGAGAAAAACAAAGACTTTCCATGTTAATATAGTCCTACAACCAACCAGAGTAGTTGAAAAAATTGAATTAAACTTTTTCATTAAATAATATCTAAGCAAAAAAAAGGACTGACTGCTGCCATAAGTCGGTCCTTTTTTCCGTTGGTAATCAATCCAACTCACTTATTTCAATTAGAGTAGCTTGTCTATCAAGATCAACCTCATCCAAAATCAGAAGATTTTTAATAACATCTTCTAGATAATATTTTCCATTTTGAATCAGAGGAAATATGTTAACTATATGAATGGTCATATTCGTGTCTCCACGCTCAACGTCATGAATGAATTTTTCAAATCCATCTTGTTTACTTTTTTTCCATAGTAGAGTTTCAAAACTAAATCTTTTAAAAGAGGTAACGATTAATCCCAACTCATCAAGACACATTAAATATGCTGCTGCTGATGCTATTGATTGCATTTCTTCTTTCATCTTTTCTGCAAAAGTTGTTGAAATTTTAAGATACCCTGTAGTTTTAACGACCGCATTTGTTTTATTAATTGTTTCAAGAGAGATTAATTTAGGATATTTGTAAATACCCATTCTTTCTCTCATAGTCATATGCTCTTCAATAATAAAATCTTCTGGTATTCCAACAAAGTCGGTTATGTGTATTCCCATTTCAATTCCTCTTTATTTTTTTTCACGTTCATCGAAATATCTTTCCGTCTCTTTAATTGTACTTTTTACACAGTGAGATTCAGCTTCTCCAGGAATAATTTTTGGATCATCATCTTTATCTTTAAAACATTTAATATGATAAAGAATTCGTTGAAATCCAAGGATTACAACCAATCCAACCAAAACTAGTCTTTTGGTAATTAAGAAAACAAGAATACCAAGACACAAAGTTAAGGTTCTCCATATTGGATCCATAGTATCCCATTTTTCATTTGCTGTCTGCATTACATACTTCCCCTTGTCGATAATGTCAGTTTTAATCATTTGCTCCTCCTTAAGTTTGGTTAAAAAAAGATGAAAACTATTTCCTATTCAATTATTAATATATATAGATCAATTTTTTAAACGAGATGTAAAGAATTTCTTAGAACAAAATACAAACTTGATGTTTACTTAACGGAGCATTTGAATTTATGAATGTATTACAATACTTAGAAAAAATACAAAATGATGAATCAATTTTTCCCATGGATTCTCCATCTAAGAAAAAGAAAACCCGTAAGTATTATTCAGAAGTGACTACTAAGTCTAAAGCAAGTAATCGAATGATGATTGATTTTGATTTAACCATTTATAAATACTCAAAAGGTTTTGAGGATGGAATACTTGAAGATGATGCATTTGATGGGGCGAAAGAAACAATAGACTGGTTGAAGGAAATGGGTTTTGAGATTGTTATATTTACAACCCGAGCTTCAAAAGAAAATGCGGAAGCTATGGGGACTGATCATTTAAAACAGATAAAAAATATTGAAAATTTCTTAGATGATAAAGGGATTTATTTTGATAGAATTACTTCTGAAAAATTAGGAGCTAAATTTTATATTGATGATAAAGCAATTACTATAGAGAATGGTGATTGGGATTCTGTTAAGAAAATTATTAGATCGAGAATGAAAGTATAATTTTGGAGGAACTATAAAATGGGAATTAAAACTTCTTTTGCTAAAGTACCAAATAACAGATTAAGTAGAAATTTTGGAGGAACTGTTGCTGGAGTGGCAGATCCATATTTAACTGGATACCACTTCGTATATTTTGCTGGAATTCCATCTGGTCTTCCACAGTATGCTGATGATATAAGAGTTGCAGATATTGGAAATATTTTAGCTGCTTCTTGTTTGTCTGTTACACCACCTGGAGGAACTCTAAACAAAGTTGAGTTTACAGGACTAGGAGGAATCAAGTGGTCAGTGCCAGGAAATATTGATTATGGAAACTCTGTTTCTGTAAAGTTTTTGGAGTTTAATGGAACACCAATTCTAAACATTATGCATGGTTGGGTAAAGATGATAAGGGACTATCGTTCCGGAGTTTCAAATTTAGTTGATGGTGACGCTCTTGATGGTTACACTAAATCAACCTATGCATGTGTTATGTATTATTGGACAACAGCTCCTGATGCAAAAACAGTTGAGTATTATGCAGCATACGATGGTGTATTTCCTACAAAAGATCCACAGGATCTTTTCACAAGTGATGTTGAAACAGTTGGAAGATTGGATGTAGAAATTGAATTTAACTGTGACTATGTATGGCATGAACCTTGGGTTAAAGAAAAATGTCAAACTCTCGCAGAAGATGTATATTCAATTAAAGAGAACGTTATCGAGCAATATGGTGGAATTATTCAATCATCCACATAATAAATTAGATAATTAAAAATACTACTTTCTAAAGGAAAGATATTTAGAAAGTAGTATTTTAATTTTAATAAATGAGAAATGAAAGGAGATAGATGTTATGTTTACAGGATTTAATATAAAGTATCCAGAATATGAAGTGATTACTCCACAAACAAATTTGTCATATCATGTTAGATCATTAAATGTTCAAGAAGAAGAACGCCTTAAAGCAAGTTTTCTAACTCCGACTAAAGCTAATGACCATTTAAATAAATGTATTTTTGACTCATTCGTTGTAAAACCAGAGAGTATAGCAACATACGACGCTTGGTTGAAAAAGACAACTTTGAAAGATAGAGATGCTTTATTGTATGGTTTATATCATATTACATATGAGGATATAAGAAACTATGACGTTACCTGCGGTCAATGTGAAAAATCGTATGCTGTAACAGTCAAAGCATCTGAAACATTTAGTATGAAGTCTTATGAAAATGGAGATATTATTAATAAAGAGTTTGATACTGAATTACCAATATCTAAAACTGTATTTGCTACTATAAAGCAACCAACTCTTTGGGATGAAGTTATGGCACTTAAAAATCAAAGAGGAACCAAAGAGTTAGACATATTTACTGAAACTTTAATCATTAAAAAGCTGTTTCAAACTCCAGAAACAGGTGGAGATAGTGTTGTCTATTCTGAAAGAGAAGATATTATTGATGCGTATAGATCTCTAGCTTCTAAAGATAAAAGACATATTTATAAGGAGTATAGAGAGAAATTTGGACAATATGGAATTAATTTAAATATGTTAAGTAACTGTCACCATTGTGGTCATGAAGAGTTAATAAGTATAGATTTAGTGGGCAATTTTTTTCGAATGGTGTACTCGATCTGATTTAATAGACGAGTACATATCCCA